AACTGCCGATGGCCTTCATAATCAAACAGTTTTAAGGCTTGTTCGAGGTCTTTAACCCCTTCGAGCCTTATAGCTGCTACCACTTTGTTTATGCCTTTCCTCCAAGGCTCCTTTGAGAGCCTTATACATCCAATAATCCATTTGCAATAACTCGTTGGGACTTATCCCAGTGGCCAGCGCGATCACCGCAACTTCGTAAGTTCTAGTGTCGCGCGTTAGCCATTTGGGTCATCAAAGTCCAACTCCACCAAATCAATGGTGTCCAAGAAACTATCTCCGAACGGTGGCACTTGTTGCACCTTCTTCAAGCATAACCAGGCCAGATAATAAATATGTTCTTGCTTCTCTTCGTTGCGAAGAACTTTGGCAAATCCACCGCCAGCCCATTTCTCGAATTGCACTTCGATTGCAGGAGTGATGGTGTGGCTTGTTACTTGTCCATCCGTTTGAGTTATCTTTAGTTTCATGGTTTCCCCTTCGATTTATTTGTTAGAAAGTACCAGTAATGGTTTTGGTAATCTTGCCTGACACTGGCCAGGTAACCGAAACCGTGGCTAACTCGCCAACATTATATGCTTGCGGCCACTGGGTAATTAGACAACTGAAGCTGTAGAGTGGGTTGCTTGCTGCTACTGCTCCCGATTGTGGTACGACTTTGATTGCAGCCGTAGTACCAATAAGGCCGTTGCCATCTGTTGAACCGTTGATTGTTTGGTTTACAGCGGAAGCCGCAAAATCAGCATTGAACTCAACGGAAATGCTTGAGTTCTCTAGGCCAGCGATAAATTCGTGCCCAGTGCTACCCATGCGGGTTACTTCGAGCTGATCAAACTCCTGGCTGATGGTGACACTTGATACATAGGCGCTGAGGTCGGTCGATCCAACCTTGAACTGCACCGTATTCCCTAGGAAGGTTGCCATTATTCTTTTTCCTTTGCTTTCTTGGTGGTTGGTTCAATTAGGCCGGAATCTAGTAGTGCATCGACTGCATCACCTAGTTCTGCTTCATTGATTACTTCGCCTTCGCTGAAACCTTTTCCAACGATGCCGAAATTTTGTTTGGCTTTGTATGACATTTTAACTCCAACTCGTCATGATCTGAAGGGTAACATCCGCGCTCATCAAATCCCCCGAAGGTAGGGTGAATAGTTGGGGTGCGGAAACTGTACGGATAGTTGCACTTGGTTGATTAGTCTTTAACTTGGTAATGCAACTCTGGATAATGTTTTCAAGGTTAATCAATCCCGACTGGTTATCGATAGCCGGTACTGTAAAAGTAAGCCGTAGATTAGCCCGCGGTGCCAGACTTGTCTGGTTATTTGTGATCTCTACGGCAGGATCATCCCAACTGACAATGACGGAATTGGCAATTGGAGCGTTTGGCGGGAAGCTGAAAGTTTGGTAAGTCCTAGGCGAGCCCGTGTCGGCCACGGCTGTTGCAATGGCGGTGCGAAGAGTATTCCAACTCATCCAATCATGCCCCCAACGGCCATGTAAGGCGCTAGTAAGCCTTTTACGCGGCTCAGAAGGCTCATGCCCATTTTATATGGTGCAGGTTGAAAATCGATAGCGGTAGCGCCACCTGAGGGCGCTGTTTTGGCTTGGAAAATATCTACTGCAACGAGGAGTGCGGCCATGCAAATTGCATCGTAATCACTCCAAGTAGTGTTTTCTGGCCCGATGACACGGCCATAAGGATTGACTGGTCGCTTTGTTAAAGTAGTCAATTGTGCATCAGTAAAAGTTATTGAGTATGGCGTAACCTCGGTGACGGTTGCTGAGCCATTGAAATGGGCTCCAACATTTTCGACATTGATCGTTTCGCCTACAACAAAATCATGCGGATAAAGCGTATAAATGGTTCCTTCGGTACCAGTGGCTTCCTTGGCAATTACGGTATGCCAATTGTGCGGTAAAAAAGCATCGATAATGGCATCTGCGCTGTCGCAGATATTTTGCAAATCTGCATCGGCATAAAGGCTTCCCAATCCAAGTGTGGATTTTAATTGAGCCACCGTTACAAATGCCATTATCGCTCCCTCGGGGTGAGAGCGGCTAGGAAGGGGCTAACCGCTCTCGGTCTATAAGTTATTAGGACTTGTTCCAACGGCGGATACCAGCGCCAATCTTTGTTGCAATTGCATAGTACCCATGAAGTGAAACGGTGGTTTGTCCATTGCCAAGAACTTGAACCGAAAGATTGGTTACTGGGCTCTCGTAGTAGGTAATTGCTTCTGGAACGATAACCCACATGCTGTCATCGCCATCGCCAGCACCAACAAATGGATCAACATAAAGATTTAGACCCATGACATTTCCAACGAGTGAAGTGGTTGATGCTGCTCCTGGGGAGTTGCTTGGTGCTGCTGCGGTGAATAGTGGGCGCTTGCTCGAATCTTGGAAGCCCATGATCTTGCCCCACCAAGTTGAGTTAGCAACAATGTTGCGAGCAAATGATCCTGCTGCGCTATAAGCGGCCGCCGACTCGGTTGCAACATAAGCAACAAGTCCATCAATGTCTGCTGCTTGGGCCGTTGCTTGGGTTCCCGAAGTGACAAATTTAGTGAATACCTTCTCATCGGTGAGTTTGCCATAAGCACGGCGAAGTTCGCGCATGAGTTCATTCATGTATTCAGGAGATGAACGCTCAATGAGTTCCCATGAAATGGTTTCGCTCTTTGCTGCCTTCTTGACATCAACAGTAATGTAAGTCGAAGTCATTTCATCGCCAGCAGTTGTATCGCCATCTTCTGCGACTTCGGTAACTGTTGGAGCCTGTGAAATCTTTGGAATTGTGAAGCTAAGTCCCGATGCAGGAAGGACTCCACGAGATACTGCTTCGATGGATGGTCGGCCATCAATGGTATTGGTAATGAACTCAGTAAGGTGCGGAGCTAATGTTAAGCCAGTGTTGTTGGCTGTGTCATCGCTTGCTGCAACCCAAAGAGCTGCCTCATGGTCGCCATGGGCTGCCTTAATCTTGGCTGAGAGATAATCTGCTGAGGTGTTAATTCCTGAGCGTGGTTTGGTGTAGGCAAGCGCAACTGTTGGCTTCGCTGCCTCAACCTGTGGAACTGCTGCTTCGACTGCTGGTGCAGCCTCTACAACTTCTTCCTTTGTTGGTTCAGACATTGGTTCTTCCTTTTCTTCTTCTGTTGGCGTAGCGCTCGCCGCTACTTCCAAAACCCGCGCCTCTGCAAAAGCAGGTTCAGTGACGAGGGAAACTTCTTTGAGCTTTGCAGCCGTTACAATTAAACGGCCTTGTTTGTCGGTTTCGTAATCGACGATGCTTGCTCCAACGCTGAGGCCGTTCTTTAAACCTTCTGATGCCTCAATAAGCGCATCAGTGGCGCGAGTGCTGGAACCCAATTTAAAAGTGGCATAAACACCTTCAGGCGTTGCCTCTGCGCTAACCATTTTGCCGATTGGTCGCGAAACTTCGTGATCGGTGAGCAACTTGATAGCGCTGGCCTCAATATCGCCAAATGCGCCTTCTTTAAATACAACTTCTCCGGCGCTGGTATAACCAACCTCATTAAACGGCGCAATTAAACCTGTGATAGTGCGCTTGGCTACATTTGCAGTAATTTCGCGCGGTAGTGAGAAATTAATCTCCATTGGTTCTCCTTGGTGCTGGTGATAGGTCTTCCATCGCTCGTGCTTCATCTACTGTCAAGATTCCCAAAGGAACCACATCTCGATAGAACGCGGCTCGCTCGGTGGGATTGCCACGAAGAAAGTCGTCAAGGTCAAATCGGACATGTTGTCCCATAATTGTAATATCGTCCATGCTTAATCGGTTCTCTAGCACTGTAATAATATTTCGCAACGAGAAATCGACAAGATAACGCTTCTGGCCTTCTGCATTGTTGTAGGTCAATGACCCGCCCGTTTCGGCATCTAATAAATACGCCGGAATATTCATCATTTGAGCAACCATTGTTTGCATTGCTTTTCGGGATTCGACCAACTGCAACTGAGTATTGTCAAATTGCATTGGTTGATATTCCAAATTGCTTGTCATGTATGCGGTAGCCCGCGTATTGCGTGCCGACTTAAATCGAGCAAGCAAATTCATTACTTGATCTTCTGGCAAGTCCATACCGGTATTTTTTAGCACACCGTTTGGAACTGGCTCTTCTGCTGAACGCTTTGCAGCTTGCTCTAGTGCGATGGCAGTTTTAATTGTCGATGCTCCACGCTTCAATACACCTTCATCAAGCGCTTGGAAAGTAATCAATGAACCTAGACCGCTATTTGGCACCAAAGTGCCATCCACTGCATATCCGGTGACCATGGTGCTCGTATTGTTATATTGCGGTGTTACGCGAGTAAAATTAATATAACGAAACGCGGATGGTCTGCCATCTTCCTTGAAAACTTCAATTATTTGCCAATAAGCGGAACCGTTGAAAATAAGGTCATCAATTGTCCATGCGATCATAGTGCCATAAGCGGAATTTGGATCAGGTTGGCGCATCCATCGCGGCTTTGGTATTTCTTCGCCGCGTGAGTTGTAAAGTTCCAATGGAAGTGATGCGAGAGTACCCGCGACGATATTTCGCGCGCGAGCAACCGCCGGAACAGTCATCGCTTCATCGCGGGTTATCAGTGTGTAAGGAACATTAAATGAAGCAACCGCAAATTGGCTGCCGTAAACATTGGGGTCGAGTTGGGCATAAACATCCTGATAAGCAGGAAGCAATTCGGCGTTTTTAACTAAACGCAAAGTGTCTCTAATTCCCATAAGTCACCATAATAACATTATTTCGGACTTTTCGCATATCACACCGCAAAGATTCCTGCAACTTGCGAAGGTTTCACGGCAAAGTGTGTCACCATGGCTAAAGCAATCGCGGCGGTGACATAACCGCTGGAATCTCGTCGAACAATGCGCCATCCGCCGTCGGCGCCGGATTTTCTCGCGCAGGCATAAATGTGGGCGGTCAGAACTTCTTGGCCGGAGTGCCGCAACCTATTGCTCGACATAGCCGAAAGTAACTCATCGCATGCTTGGTAGAAGATTGAGCCCGATAAATCCTGGACTGGGATACCGGCGGCCGATAAACGAGCTGCAATGCCAGAAGCGGTGTATTTGTCAAATCCAATGCACTGGCTGTTGAATTTTCGAGCCCAATCGCTTACCGCGGCTGCAATCTTCAAATCATCCACGCTGGAATCCGATTCCCAAGTTTGAATAAGCCCTACAACGATTTCATCACCCACGCGGGTCGCTCCAACGAGAGAAGCGTGCCGCCTATCCGGCGAAACATCGATTGCCAGGTATTGCGCCTTGCCATCGGGCAATTTAAGGTTCTGATCTAAGCAATTAGCCCAAGCGCCTTCAGGAAACGGGTTTTGCAGCGTTTCAACCCACTGGCATAACACTTCTGTGCGAAATACCGACTCTGGGTCTTTTAATCGCGCTTTAATGCCATCGGCATCAATAGTGTGACCTAACGCGGGATTTGCGTAACGCCATCCTTGTGGGTCATCAAGTTTGGTTCCATCCGGTGCGCTGTATTCCCAGTAGCCAATAGTTTCGTCGGAACCTGGGGCGGCAATGGCTTGATAAGCCTGTTGTCTAATTCGATTGAGTATGGTTGAGAACGCATCTCCAGCATTAGAGGCAAGCCAAATCTGGCTATTGGGTCTGGCCATAGTCGTATATACGAGGGCAGAATACGCCTCAGTGTTTTGGAACTCGCGCGCTTCGTCAATGACAACCAAATCCGCAGACATACCGCGAGCGCCTGAGTTCGGAGCCACAATCTTATACCGATTTCCCGTCTTGGTAACGATCTCTTCTTGACCGTTTGCTTTTCTAATGTGTTTGATCTGGTCAATGAGAAACTGATTGTTCTCGATGGTGTCGGCAACGAGTCGAAAGGTTTCAAGGGCAATGTCTCGGTTTTGAGCAGTGGCAATGATGAGCTTATCGTTCCATAAGAACAGCCCTGCCAGAATACGCATCCTAAGTAGGTGACTCTTCCCGTTCTGGCGTGCGATGACGGTACAGCAGCTCTTATGGGCTGGTTTACCATTAGGCCGAACCTTTGAGGCTTGCAAAATTACATGCTCCTGCCATGGGAGCAAGGGTACTCCAATTTGCTTGGCCAGTTCGATGACTTCATGACCGCGAGAGGGTAAATCCAGTTCAGGCGTTTGTATTCGGGGGAGCAAAAAACCAGTTAGGTCAGCATCGGTTATGGCCGGTTCGGTCAGGTTGTGTTCCATGTCCGATTAGTCCGTATCGGGTGTAAAAGGTGATTTATATGTTTTAGAG